TTGCGCAGCGCGACCATCGAATCCTCGCCCTGGGAAAGGGCGTCCACCATTCGAACGCCCATCTCCTCGCCGAAAGCCTGGGTCGCGATCAGGGTGCGCATCGCCGGATCTTCGTTCGCCTCGAAGGCGGCGGCGAGATCCAGCAGCACCGCGTCCATCGATCGCGTGTTGCCTTGGGCATCCCGCATCTGGATGTTGAGCCTTTGCAGGAGCGAGGCGAACTTCTCGTTTTCCCCGCCCGCCGCGCGCGCCAGGCGCGAGGACAGCGCGCGCTGCGCCGTCGCCCATTCCTCCGTCTTGAGGCCGTTGCGCTCGGCCCAGTAGTTCAGCTCGGTATAGGCCGAGGTCGACATATTGAGCTGCCGCGCGGTCTTCGCCGCCTGGTCGCCCAGCCGAACGAAATCCTGCACGGACTTGTTGACCGCCAGGCCGCCGGCGAGACCCGAGAGGGCGCCGAGCGGTGCCAGAACGCGTCCCACCCCGCGCGCCGCGTTGACGCTCGCGACGCCGATCGCGTTCATCTGACCGGCGATCCGCTTGACGCCGCCCAGGCTGCGCCCGACCGCCCGGGCGACGCCCGACACGCGGTTGACCCCCGAAAAGACGTAACGGATCTGACGCGATTCGGTCCGGCTCATCGTCGGCTCCTATCGGTTGGCGCTCGCGGCCCTTTCGGCCTCGACCTCATCGGCGATGCGGGTCGCATGGGCCTCGTATCGCGCGAGGTCTCCGAGCGGCAGGTCGAGAACCGCCTCCGGGCTCAGTCGCCAGACCCAGGCGACGTCGAAGCATCGCCGCTCGACGGAGCTGCGGTCGGCGCCTCCTCGCCGAAAAAAGGCAGAACCGCCTCCTGGCACCGCATCCAGTCCCCGACGCTGAGCTCGTCGAGGGTGGCCAAGGAGTGGTCGGAGAGCCGGGCGACCATCGCCGCCATGGACTGGGCGTCGACGCGGAACGTACCGTCGGCGCTGAAGATCAACGGTACGCCGGCTTCGCGCACGTCCCGGCCGGTCGGCTCGCGCAGCTTGATTTCGTGGATCTCGGTCTTGCCGACCGTGACGCCCGACTTCAGCGGCACGGTGATCGTCTTGTCGTCGCGGGCCATGGCGTCAGTTCTCCTCGAGCGTCTCGCCGATGAAGGTCATCGGCGCGGTGGCGGCCTTCACGTCGACCTCGAGGCGGTTCGACAGCACCGCGCCGGACAGCGTCCAGGACTGCCCGGCCGAGGTCTGGATCGTGACGGCGATATCCGTCGCGTCGGCCACGCGGGCGAGCGGGATGCCGGGGCCGGTGATCCGGGTGATCTCCATCCCCGGGGCCTCGTACTCCTCGTTGAAGCCGGCGGGGCGGCCGTCATTCCCCATCACCGCCGTGCGGTTCGGGTTGCCGTGCCGAAGGGTCACCGTGCCGGTGGTCGAGATCGCCTCGCCATCCATCGCGATGGTGATGCGGCCGGAAAGCGGTTTCATGGGCTCACCTCATGAGAAGGGCACCCCGCGAACGGCGTTCGCGGGGCGCGGTTGGCGTCAGGCCGCGGCGGCCTGCTGGTAATCGAGACGGAACTGCACCTGCACCGCGAAGACTCGGAGCTGGTTCACGAGATCCGGCGGGAAGCGGACATTGACGCGGTTCGCATCGTCGGGATCCTTCTCGACGAGGAGGTGCGTCTTGAAGGCCTCCATGTCCTCGACCAGCCCCAGCGTCTGCATCTGGCGATAGGCGTCGATCAGCTCCGCCCGGATGATCTCCGGCGTCACCACCGCCTGGCCCTCGCCGACGGGCGTGCCGCTCTTGGCCAGCTTCTTGCGCGGGAACTTGGTCGTGATCCGGTAGCGCAGGCGGCGGATCACCTCCGTCAGCGTCGCCGGCGTCGTGACGTCGAGCCAGCTCGGGTCCGGCTGGCCGAAGGCGTTCAGCTGGTAGGTCGTGATCGCCCGCTCGATCGCGACCGTGCCGTCGACGCGCACGACCGCCGTCGCGATCCCGTCGAAAAGCAGCGTGTTGCGCTCGGTGAGCGTGAAGGCCGCCGACGGGTCGCGCACCGTCACGCCGGTGAGCGCCAGCGTCTGCAGCGGCCGCGCCGGATCGATCGTGATCTCGCGCCCCGCCGTCGCGCCGAACGCGGTCGCGATCAGCCAGGCGGGCGTCGCGC